TGTAGGAGTATGATCTGTCTTACCTACTTCGTAGATAGGAATATTTGTATCATAGAAGTAATCCTTCTTATGTGTAATACAGTTTGCAGCAATATTACCAATTGAATGAATTGTAGTATTTGTAGATGGAATAACATCTAATACTTCAACAGTAAATGTGTCTGTAGTTACATCATGAATCATCATCCACTTACCACTTACAGGGTCGGTAGATCTTGGATATGTGTGGTCAGTCGCATCAGCATCTTTCTTACATGTGAATGTCAAAGAGTTATCTGCAATCTTAACATATGAGTAAGGTAAGAAATTATGATTAGCAACAGTAAACTTAAGATGTCCTATATTAGGATCATAAGATACATCACTAGGTGTTACGGATGTTGTAGCTGCTCTTGGATAAGTGTGGTCACTTGACTGACCATCTTCATCACAACGGAATGTTAGAGAATCATCTGCGAGTCTTATACTATCACCAGCATGACGTAAACTATCAGTAACGGATGTTGAGTAAGTATGGTTATAAACACCGCCACTTACAACCTGTGCTCTAGTAATACAGTTACCTACAGCAGATACAAATAGATGAGTGTCTGTATTACTTTGAGGTATAGTTGTGTTAACTGTAATTTCAAATGTGCTTGTAGTTACATTAGAAATCTTCAACCATGATCCTGAAGCAGGATCGGAAGGACGTGGATATGAATGATTAGTTGCATACTGATCTAAAGCACATGTAAATGTTAATCCATTATCATCTATCTTAATATAATCTCCATCATCCATTCCATGATTAGGTACGCTAACGACCATAACACCTGTAGTAGGATTATGATTAACATTAGTTGGAGTCATCCCTGCATTAGGGATATAGATATGTGCACTCTGATCTGAGATAGATCCAGCACCAACATTAAAGGTGATGGTAGTATCTGTTACAGATAAAATTTCTATTGATGTATTATGGAATGGGTCAGCACCATTATTGCCAGAATAATTAGATCCTGTTGCTCTAGGATAAGCATGAGTGCTGTTATGAGCATCCAAGTAACATGTGAATACAATAGAATTAGTTGCTAATCTAACACTATGTCCTTGCTTAAGATTATGATGACCTATAGTAGCTGTCATCAAACCTGTAGTAGGATCAAAAGTAGCAGCTCCAATTGTAAATGGTATAGCAGGTGTCCTACCTACAAATACATCAAATGAATCTAAAGATACATTGCGGACTGCCATCCACTTACCACTCATCTGATCTGTTGATCTAGGATAAGCATGAGTTGTTGCATGGTTGTCCATTGAGCAAGTAAATGTTACTGCTCCATTATCTAATTTAATATTATCACCTTCACTAAATCCATGATTAGCAACAGTCAATCTCATCAATCCAGTCATACCATCAAAGGTTGCATTAGAAATACTGTGTATAGATGAATCACGGAAACCAAATTTTCTGTCTGTAGTTAATACTAACTTACCGTTATTTCCTGTAAATGTAGCATTAGAAATATTGTATCTAACTTGTGGTGTAGTACCTACGTTAACAGTAATAGAATCTGAAGTAGTAGCAGTAATAGCAATAGGCTCATTATGCACTGGATCCTTACTTCTAGGATAAGAATGTAAGGTTGCATGATCATCCATATCACAAGTAAATGTTAATGATCCTTGTGCTAACTTAATATTAGTGCCAACTGCTAAAGTATGTGATCCAACGAATAGTTGAAGAGCACCAGTAGTAGTGTTGAAATTAGCAGCAGTAGGGACAAAACCTTTAATAGGTGACTTACCTACATTAACAACAAATGTGCCACCAGGAATATCAGACTCAATTACGTCTAGCCACTTACGTGTGCAAGGGTCGGAAGATCTTGGATATACATGATCACTATAATGATTATCCATTGAGCAAGTAAATGTCATGGAATTTTCCAAGATCTGTATTTGCTCTCCAGGTGCAATCTTATGACCAGATACAGTTAGTTTTAATGTACCCTTATCAGCATTATACTCAGCAAAAGATGCTACATGGGTTGAAGCACCAACGAAACGATGCTGACCAATCTCCATTTCCAATTCGCCAGTATTCTGATCGTAAGTAGCATCAGAAATATCATATTCAACTTTAGGTGTAGATCCTACATTAACAGTAAATGTATCAGCACTAATGACAGATTCAATTAATAACCATTGATCTCCAGCTGGATCTTTTGGTCTTGGATATCCATGCTTAGAAGCATGATTATCTTGGGAGCATGTGAATACTAAAGCTCCATTTTCAATTCTAATTTGATCACCTGTCTTAAATCCATGAGAAGGTATTGTTAACTGCAATACACCTGAAGTTGGATCATAAGCAGAATTTGTTACTGTATGAGTACTATGATTAGTCATTCCATGACTAGGAATGGTTAATTTCATAATACCGTCATCTGGAGTATATGTGGCAGCAGTTGCCTTATACTCAGTGCCATATACTTCTAGTACTTCTACAGCAGTATTACCAGCAGGGTCTCCAGATCTAGGATAAGAATGTGTTGAAACATTATTATCCATATTACATGTGAAATTAATAGAGTCAGTTGCTAATCTAAGGAATGTGCCTTCTGTATGATTATGTGATCCAACATCTAATACTAGGTCTCCAGTAGATGAATCATATGCAGCAGCAGAAACATCATACTTGATAGTTGGAGCAGGACCAACATTAACCTTAAATGTGTTAATAACAGAAGCAGATGCTTCTCCATTAGTAACTTGATTTCCACCCATTATACCAAATCCAGCAAAGTTGGATCCAGCAAATATTCCAGTACCACCACTTAGACCAGTATAACCAGATCCAGGAGTAGAAGCAGATCCAACACTAGTACCATCAATCCACAATTCAACTCTACCCTTACCAGAAGCTTGATTACCACCTATAGCAATCTGCCATACCAATTCATGATCTCCACCATCAAAGTATGTTGATAGATTACTAATCTGTAAGTCAAGCATTGCAAGACCAGTATCACTAGCATATGAAGCACCAGCAGAATATGCATTAGCACCATTACCAGCACGTAATCTTAAGTATGTTCCACTATCTCTGACACCAAACCAAACACCAGCATCTGTACCACCAGCTTCAAATATAACACCGTCTATAGGAGATGTTGGAAGTTTAGTAACTACACGGAATACAGCATCTTCTCCAGGTGCTACTCCATTAGCGACATCAACTGTTGATATCTTACTCTCTCCAGAATCAAATGATCTAGTTAATAGATTATTAAAATCAGTAGCAGTGGGACCATCCACACTAGAAGTTACAAGTGCAGTTGTAGGTCTTAGGACAGCATCATAAATTCTTTGATCTGCAAAATGACCAGCATCATTAGCAATGACTTGACCTTTCATTGCACGAACTGCATACTCCTTCGCCTTATTAATGATCCAGTTAGATTCTGTAGGAGCATTAGTAATATGATCTAGATTTCCATTGTAACTGGTATAGAATTCAGATGCATACTGTAACCAGTTATTACCACCATACTTAAGGTTGAATACCAATGCTCTTAAGATATCAGTAACGTCATGGACACAATTGCTAGGACCACCAGGAATTGCTAAGTTAGGGAATTGGACTAAACCAGCAGCAACTGCTTGCTCTGCAATGTATCTGATGTTACCGTCAATGGCATCACCACATAACTGGTAGATTGTATCTTTTGGATTAGACTCATAACCTTCTACTACACTATTTTCTCCACCCTCAATATAGTCTCTACCGAATGCATTACGCATTGCCATAGTAACTACATCTCTAAGAATCTTAACTACAGTAATTGATGCTTCCCACTCAGATTCAATATGCTTAAGTGAGTTATTCTCTGTCTCAACATATAATGCAGATGCATCCCATACCTTCTCATTACAATCTAAACGAAGGTCATGTACCATCGCTTCAATCATATCTAAAACATCATCTTCACAATTGACATGTCCACCAGGAATTGCTAAATTCTCATACTTAGAAAGGTCATTCATGCATGATACAACTTCTCTTGCAATCAATGATTTGTTATGCGCTAAAATATCAGCAGCATCAAGATACCTATCAGGATTTGCTCTTGTAGCAGCATTAGGATATCCTTCTGTATCTAATGTAATAGTAGAATCTCTATATGCAGATTGAGTAGTATATAAAGGAGCATGATAATCATCATGTGACCATGCAGGTGCACTTAATGCAACACCATCATTATCGAGTAATCCAGCAGCAACTTCACCAGGAGACATTAGAAGGTTATTAACTGCCTTCATACAAAGCATCTTAGTATGTGCAAATGCATCGTTTAATGCATTAAGCTCATGCTCAACATGAAGTATATTTTCGTTATTATCCAAATACTTGTCTATAACTGCTTGTGTCTGATATGTGCCACCAGTAACAAGGTCAGACATCACACCAGGAAGTATGAAATCTTTAATATCTCTTTCACAATATGGTTGACCATATCCAGGCATTTCAAGGAAGTCAAAGACAACACCATCAATAGTCTGTTGATACTTATTCTGAATAAATCCAGCAACTTCTTCTGCAATATAATCTCTATTCTTCCAAAGTTGGAATCCACCTTCTCTAAATCTCTGATCATTAGGAGCAATTACTTTAAGTAAGTCATTAACAAGAGTATCAAGCTCATCTTGCACAGCAGATGCAGCAGGAGATGAGAAGTTATTTGGTATTCTATACCTAGTTGTATATGTTCCTGTTAGAGTAGTACTGGTAGTTGTTATGATTTCTTTAGCAATCTTACCTACTTCATTCCATGTATACAATGATTGTAGAATCTCTTCTTTAATGTGATCTAATTGACCACTTGTTGTTAGATAAGTTCTAGCAGTATAAATGGTATGATAGTTACCACCTTCATGAAGGTCTTTAATAATAGCACCGAGGATATAATCCTTAGTATCTCTGATACATGTATTTGTGCCACCGTAACTATTCTGAGCAGGGACATCACCACGAATAACAAAATCACCGAATGCTGCCTTCATTCTACCTACTGCTTCCTCAGCAATATAAGCAGCGTTAAGGTCAATCATGTCAGCACAATCTCTATATTCCTGACGACTTATATCAACGTCTTCAGTAATAACTGCTCTATCAGCATAATCAATTTTCTTAGCAGTTGCAGAGGATGATCTCTGACCACTGTATTGAGCATATGTTTCTTCAGTAGATAAGATGAATGGTGCTTCACCATCTAGACCAAATACTATACCTGTTTCTGTATAGTCTACTTGTGTTGGAACCGTAAATCCAGTACTATAATCTGATACTCCTTTCTTAACTAATATATTATCTACATGTCCAGTCCAATGAGATCCTTGGTTGAAGTCACATCCAAGATACAATGCAGCATAGAGATAATCGTTAGTGTCAACATAGTTACCACCTAGTTGAGCACCATTAACATATAACTGAGTAATTCCAGAAGTCCTAACAACAGCGATATGAGTCCAAGCACCAGTTGTTGTAACTACATTACCACTAGAAAGACCTAATGTTGTGCCGTTATAAACCTTAATTGCTTGTCCATCCATTCTTATGTTTAGACCAGAGGTAGCATCTAAACGACGGAAGTCCCAAAGGTATTGTGTGCCAACATTATTTGCTGGACGGAACCAACCAGATAAAGTAAAGTCTCCAGTACCAAATGCATAATCATCACTTGCTGGAGATGATAATACTCCATTAGCAGGAATGTAAACAGATTTAGTGCCACTCAATTCTGCTTTTTTAACAATAACACTTTGAGTGCAATTTGTGGTAGTTAATGTAGAATTGGTAATATACTCATCTTGATTAAAGGTACCAGTAACAGTGCCAGCAAATAACCAACCTAAACCAGAGTTAACTCCGATTGCTTCAAATATTGCTCCTGAAGATACACCTTTAATTTGCTCTCCAGTAATAAACAATCCAGTACCTTTATTTTTATAACCAATCTTAGTTGTCCTAACAGTCTCACTATCTTGGAATGTGCCGTCTGTAATTGATGAAAGTGCATTAACGTTAGTTAAGTTACCTGCTGTCATTGCAGTGGTAGCAATCGCTTTCAGCGTATCAATATAAGACTTAACGTTAGCACAGTTGTTAACATCCTGATTATTACCAGATGCATAGTTAGCATCGTAACGATTAGCAGGAGCAACACCACCAGAGTAAGTAGTAGGATCATTAAGGTTATATCCAACCCCACTAAGATCCTTCCAATACATCAAGTTATTAATTGCGTTATACATCAATGTACCAGCAGTTGTAAATGCATGGACTGCTTCTGCTTCTTCTCCAACAACACCGTTAGTTAGAGGTGTGCCATCTGCATTAAAGAATTTTTTAGTAAATTCAACTGTATTATAGTTACCACCTTGACCAACGTCTTCAGCAATAGCATCAATGAAGTATCCAAGGTCACGACGGCATTTCTCTTGATGAGGTGAATATGTGCCTAATGATTCGCTAGGAATGTCAGCAATACTGCTATTGTTTAATGCTTCATCTACAAATTCCCAAAGGGTAGTAATTGCTGCTTGTACGTCTGTGCAATTGTCAACACCATCATTTGCAGTATTAGATCCAGTAGATCCATAGTTTCCACCTGGATTTGGATCAGCTGTGATTGTAAGGTCTTGATATCCAGTCCAAGAGTCTCCAGAGTTTACAGCATTGATTGTACCTGAATATTGGTTAGTAATCGCTGCTTTCATGCGATCTTTTGCTTTTTCATAAGCAAAACGTGTTTCTGCCTTCTCACCATCAACATATTGGAAAACACCTTGACTATCGAAGTATTGAAGTGTAAATTTACGAGAATAGCGATTTCCACCAGCATAGATGTCTATAGAAACTGCATCTATGAAATATTCAAGATCTCGCTTACATTTTGCATCTGAGGGAATAGAAGAAGATGGATACTGGGTTTTCATGTCGTCAAACGCCATTCCAGCAATCATTGCCTTATTCTTCTGAATCATCCTGTAAGCATCTTTAAATCGACTCCAAGAGTTAGTAATAACGTCAGATGGGAAATAGTAGTCTGGATAGTCAATTGCAATACTTGCTTCTGCAAAATCGATAAGTTCTTGCTTATTATTGGCAATAGTACGTTTTGCATCTAAGAATCTATTAGAAGCAATTGTATGGAAGGTAGAAACTGGATTTCCGTAGAATGTTTTCTTATTACGAATTATCATACCCTCAGAAAGAGTACCACCAGTAATTGCACTATAAGTTACTTCAGTTGTCCTTACTTCTTCAAAATTCAAGAAATCAGCATTAATTCTTTGCTCTGCATCATAGAGCTCAGTTGGAGTGATAGAAGATTGTGAAATATCATCTAGGATCACGTTAGGATTAGTTAGACTAACTAAACGCTCAAAGAGTAATCCAAAGAAGGTTGTTCCCTTGTTAATAATTAATTCTTCAACAACTTCATTATTAATTGGATCTTCATAAGGTGCAATGAATGTAATTTGGCCTGCTATCTTAGATGAAGCGGAATAAACCATTTCGTTGAGTCTAAGATCGAATATTCCAGTTTCAAACTTAGGAGTACCTGATGTCTTACTTACAACCAATCTATCAGTAATATTACCAGCATTATCAATGTTAGTCTCTTCAATATAAGCAGTATCGCCTTCAAGGTTTGTAATTGCTTCACCAAACTCGAATATGGTAGGACTGCTAAGAGCAGTTACTGATTCAATCAATGCAACAAATAATTCACCTCTCTTGATTTGCTCATTAAGATCAAATGTTCCAGTTAAACTTATAACGTCAATATGGTTAGTTCCCGAATCAATAACAGTAGCAATAGTATCTGTATTCTGACCTTGTACCTGTTGTCCTAATGTTGGGAATATACCGTAATTTGAAGTGCCGAAACCATCGTAAAGAGCAATTCTATAGATGATAGTAGGTGTGACGGTTAAAGTCCTATAGTTAACCTTAGAAGGTGGTTTAGGTGGCTCAGCAAATACTAAGTTACCGCCAACAACTTGATAAGATTCACCAGGAGACTGAATAACACCATTAAGAGTAATCATTAACTGATTATCTTTAATAATGACAGTTTCACCCTCAACAGTAATTGGGAATGACTTCTTAATACCATCAAACTGATCTTGGACACTATCAAGTTTCTTAACAATAGAAGTTAGAATTTCCTCAGAAGAAGTTAGACGTTTCTTACGGAAAAGAACCTCAGTATTGTTGTAGTCAGTATAGATTGGTTGTGCAGCACCGAATGATGTAATCTGATTTACATTACTATAGTTGTTGATGTTAACTTGTTTTGTAAACTCAGTACCAATCTTACGTCCAGATACGTCCTTACCACCAGTAAGTTGTAACTGACCAAACATATTGAAACCAGCAGGATGGTTATTTTCTAATACCTGTGTCTTCCATTCTGTAATAGGAATCTCAGACTGGACAACATATGAGAAGTTCTGATAGAAGAAACTATCCTGAATTTTCTGGACTATCTCAGAAGGTTTACCAACATCATCAATAAATCGGCCTGGTGTCTTCGTTAAGGAGCCAATATTCAGCACACCACGTGCTATTGACAGGTTATCGATAAGACCAGATGCTTTAGATATTTCACCAGTTACCTTTTCACCTTGAGCCCAATCTCCAGTATAATCAACAATCTTAAGAATCTTAGGACCAATCTGCCAACCAGTGTTAGTAGATACCTTACCAGTTGCAGTAGACTGCTCAACGTTAGGACCTTGGAATACACTTTCTCCTTCAAGGAAACGAGATGTTTCAACAACAGCAATTGCTTTACCACCGAATACCTCAGTTAAAAGTACTTGGCGACCAGATCCAGTAGTTAGGAATGTAATGTAAGATCCTGCTAATGCAGATGCTGAAGTAAGACCGAATCTCAACTGATCACTTTCTAAACCAGCAGCGTCGCCAGCAATAGCATAATATGTCTGATTAGCAACCAAACTAGTTAAACCTGCGGTAGATGGTTTTGGTAATTCACCTTCGGTGTTTCCAATATCTTCGGCACGGAATTGGACTTCTGCACCAGTGGTTATACCATGTGGGAAGTTAAACTGTAGATAGTTGAGGTCTAAGTTAACAACGTAGTTAAATTCTGATTTTAGAGTAACCACTGGTTCGGATGAATATCCAGCACCACTGTTTTTAATGATGATCTCACTAAGACGATTGTTTTTAACAATTGCTTCTGCCTCAGCACCAGCTCCACCACCACCTTCGATAACAACAGCAGGAGTAGAAGTATATCCAGAACCTGGATCAGTTATCTTGATCTGACTTAGTATTGATGTATTGAATAGTTGTAAGTTAACAGGGAAGGTAATCTCTGGTTTTAGAGTATAGTCATGTGAGTAACCAAAACCAAATTCATTATTCTTAAGTCTCTTAATCTTACCAATGTTAGTACCTGTTAGGAATACAGATGCACCAGATCCTTCTTCTGGAATAACAACACTAACAGCTCCACCAGAACCTGCAAGTGTTTGTCCTAAGATTCCTGGAATTGAATCAATATCAATAGATGCTATAGTATATCCTTTACCTGGATCTGCTACTTGAGCATTAGTAATTGTGCCTGATCCAACCTCTGCATCAAACTCAACAGTAATAGTTGCTTTACCACCTTCACCATCTCCATTAACAGCAACTTCATAGTAGACACCTGGTGCATATTCAGTACCTCCATCAACTACCGTAATCTTCTCAATCTGTCTATAAGATGCAATATCACTAATGATAGGTAACTTCTGATAGAAACCACCTGGAGAAACTAGTTTAATTGTATTAATAGGTCCAACTGCCCTTATCGATGTAGTTGAATAGTATGAATATACGTTACCAAATTCATCAGTACCAACTTCAGCAGAAGTCCTTTCTGGTTCTTTCAGTAATGGGAATTGGAATTCAGTATCACTAATTATTTGAGATATAGCAAATGTACCTTCATATGGTGTTGTGATAACATCGATGAATGAGTTATCTCCTACTGGAGAAGTGCTGCCTGTCCTAGATGGATCAAAGTAATAAGATATGTTAGTAACATCACCCAATACTGAGAACTTAACGAATGGATAGTTAGCACCAGCTTCAGGTATACCTGGTGTACCAGATCTAGTAATATTATTAAATGAGTATTCTAGTTTATACTGGTTATCTTGAGAGAATGATAGGTAGTAACCTAGGTTAGATGTATCAGATAAGTCAAAGACATATTGATGATTTCTAGTAAACTCTAGAGTTGGATGCTTTGCATATATGTTAACGTTAGCAATTGAACTAGAATCAAATGTAGGATCTTGTGATGCTACATCTCTAATACCAAATGTAAATTCTCTAGAACCAATAACCTGATCTACAAAGAAAGATCCATTAAATTGATCTCCTTGGAAACCTTCGGTGTATATAATTTCATCAGCTAAAAATCTATGAGGTGTAAGAGATGTGGAATATACTAAGTTAGTCCTTACATCAGCAGTCCTAAGAATATCTTTTTCAAGACGTGCAGTAATACGAATCTTCTTAACAGAAGCAAATCCAGATATAGTTACACTCTTCTCATCATCTGCCTCAGTTATATTACCAGCATTAATAGAAACAACGTCTTCTGGGATATATGTTGAACCAGGTTGGATCTCTACAATTTGTACTGTATAGTTATTACCTATATCATATGGAAGAGTCCTAGCAAAATCACTTATTGGTGTTGAAGTAGACTCCCATGTCCATGTGACACCACCATCAGATACAGCACCAGTAGTATGCACAGGAGCAGTTGTACCAGATACACCAGCACCACCAGCACCAACAACGTATACGTTTAACTTATGCCATACTTTCTGACCTACAACATATAACTTACCATTATCCCACTCAGGCATATCATTGCCTAGGTATTGAGGCATTGGATATGGATGCTCAGTTAGATCAACTGTAAACTTACCTGCGTCATCTACAAACGCCCAGTTAATGAGACCGTCAGTTACTACACCACCAGTATGTACTGGAGGGATTGTGCCTGTAGTACCTGTACCTTGTGACTGGTAGATCTTCTTATCATAGTATCTCTTCTCACCAGTAGTAACTGATGTAGATGCTGCCCAAGGTATCTCTGCTTCTTCTACTGAGAAGTATGTACCAGCAATCTGGTTTACATCTGCAACATCAGTCTTAAATCTATCTGTATTATTAAATGTACCAAATATCTTACCAACCTTATACTTGTTTCCCATTCCAGGATTAGTTAAAGAATCAGCATTTGGAATATCAACAATAGTACCAAATCCAGCAACAACATCGTTACCAGCAGTAGTGGTAAATTGTTGAATTATAGATCCTTTAGTTAATTTAACATCCTGATTGAAAGTAAATTCAAGGACATTATCAATCTTACTATAACCAGCATCACGGAGATAGAACTTACTAATCACATCAGCAGATATTGTAAGTTTCTTACCTAGTGGTGATGGTATAGTAGAAGTCTTAGTTGCATACTCATTCTTAACAGAAGTGAATGTATATGTTCCAGGAATGTAAGTAGCAACAGTCTGAGACATATCAAGAATCTGTAGACCACCAGCACCAACTATCCAAGGACTAAATGCTGAAACAGTTAAGTCTACCCAAGTAGTAGCAGTCTCAATATCACTAAATTCAACATTAGTATATTTTGTTAATCCAGTTAATGTATATGCTGCTCTCTTCTCATGCTTTCTATCAAATTTAATTAAAGCAACATCTGAAATACTAGTAGTAATAGCAATCTCAGCAGTTGGAGGTGTATAAGAAGAAGTATATGGAGCAACGTCATCTATTACTAGATCGTCAATCCAACCAATAAAGGAATTACCTGTATTTGGTCCAGAATACTTACCAGCAACAGTAAGGTCTTGAATACTAATATCTGAGGTAGATTGATAGTTAACTACAAGGTTACCATTCAAGAATACCTCATACTGATACAATCCTAAAGATTCTTCTCTCTTCTGGAAGGTTACATGCACCCATGCAGCACTACCAAAGTTAGTCCAATAAGTGTTAGCGACTGATGTTGCAACTTGTACTGAGTTTACATATAAAACTACCTTTCCGTAGTTACCACTAGTAGAGTCTCCATCTAATTCTACTTGAATAGAATCTCCAGCAACAGGTGTTACATCAAACAGTAATGGTTTTGTAGTACTAGCATGATGTGCTGTAGCCATTGCCATCCATGCTCTCATACTCCACTCTGTGCTTTGTAAAGCATAAGCAGGAAGTTTAACAGGACATACACCACTCAATTTAAGAGAACTAGTACCAAACTTATAGATTGATGCATCAACAGAGGCATTACTTGGAGTATGTAATGTCATTGTTGCTAGATTTTGCTTTGTAAAGTCGTAATCTAAATCAGCAACATCGTTAAAACGATATGATGCCATCTGATCAGATTGTCTACGATCTACAGCAATAATGCAGTCTCCAGAATTGTCTACTGTATGAGACTTAGCTTGGAAACCAATGTTAACAGTATCATCAACCTTAGTTTCTTTAATAACTGTACCATCATACTTAAGATAATGAATAACAGAATATCTCTGATTCTCAGATTCTATAATATCAGATACTAAACTATAGTTACCAAATACGTCTACGTTAAGACCAGCATGACGAATAGAATCTATAGATCCACTAACAGTTACTGTCTTAGTCCATTCCCATGCAGTGTTAGCAGTTGATATTGGGAATTTATTAAGTTGGATTTTTTCATACTTGGTTGTAGCACTATTATAAACATCCCAGATTAATAATACATCATTGTATTCATCAATGACGAATTGTGGGTTTCTTACATATCCACCTATAGTTGGGATTTGTCTAATATATTCAATCTCGATGTTTGCACCATCATAGAAGAATACACCAAAGATGCAGTCGTTATTTTGCTTATTAACACCGACAAAGAAGAATCTATCATCAGATATCCACTTAATCTGATTAATCATCTCTGAATCATCAGCAGATGCAATCTTTCTCTTCTCTACAAGATCACCATCCATATCACACTGGATGATCCACATATCATCTGGATCAGGTGAATTACTATCAGTATAACCTGCAATATAAATTCTCTTCTCTTGATCTAACGCTATACTTGTTACATAATCTCTTCTTGCAAGACCTGATATACCAGCAATTGATCTCTGCCACTGTAGGATACCATCAGGAGCATTAGCATTATTGAATCCAGACTTATACTGCCCTAACCAAACATCTGGATTGTATGCAGCATTATTAGGATCATATGTTTGTCCAACAAGATATATTACATCATTTTCTAAAGACTCGTCAATATACATCTTGACGAATTCCATCTTCTTAGTACCAGAGTTTTGTGGTATAAGATTTCTTTCCCAGACAAGCTGGCCTAAATCGTCAAACTTAGCAAGAATTGCTGACTGATCACCATCTGTCTCTAAGACACTACCACAAATATAAGTCACTCTATCTGCTGTAGTCCAAGAATCCCATACACTAACCGATCCAGCTGCCTCAGTATACTCAGTCAACCAATATCGTGTTTTCTTGAATTGCTGTGGATGAGATACCCTTATCTGAGGTGGAGTAGTAGAACTATATCCATTACCAGAATTAATAATATTAATACTATTAATCTGACCCGTGCCTTCCAATACCAATTGCAATTCAGCATCTTGACCAGATGTTGTAATTAACTCAAATGTAGGAGGAATATCAGTATTGTATCCTGTGCCAGCTTGTGTTACATTAATTCTTTCAACACCAGCAACAACCTTAACTTTATAGGTCTTACTTGTGTTATCAATGACAGGACGTGAGTTTACAATAATTTCATCCTGTTGTCTTAACTCATGTCCGACAGAGGTAGTAATATTACCGTAGCAACGATCACCAATAATTGATTTAGTATAACCAATTATTGCTTGACCCTTAACAGACTCAATAAGAGCAGATGCACCAAATCCACCAGTATTCTCATTGTCGAAGAATACGGTGTCATTTACCTGATAAGAAACACCTGGGTTTTCAATAACAAATCCATCAATTTGAGCATTCTCAAACTGAGTAGTTGTATCAACTTCAATATCAACTCTAGACTCTTCTGATACTCTTGGGAAATAATCATATATCTGTAATGTTGATTCTTCAGACATTTGCAGCAATTCTTGCTGCTCATTAGCATCAATTAAACCATCATTGTTAGAGTCTTGTATTTCAAAGATAATAGGATATCCTTCTATCTCAGTAGTGAATACATCTGCCTCTTGGTTTGGTTGACGATCAACGTCAATATCAACATCAGTGTATGGATCTCTATAACGGACAACACCATCAGGAATATTCTCTTGTGTTGCAAGTTGACTGAAATTCCAAGAATCTGGAAGTGAGTTAAACTGTGGACCCATGATATATGGGTATTCTGGAATACCTGCATCACTAGCATCAATGGTAACAAAATAACCATAGACTCCATCAGGGAAGTCAGGTGTTTTACAGAAACGACCATTATAGTTGTCTAGGTCACCAGACTGGAAATCGTAGTAATAATCATCTACGAAAGTACCAGGAGCATATGTTGCAATAGGAGGACCATCTACCCTAGATGGATTAGGATTAGTTGCTTCATCATATACAACATTAGATTTTAATTTAAAGGATGTACGCATCCTTCTAATACCACTATTCTGATCAGTAGGATCAATGTATCCATAAGGACCATAAATTGGGTTACCATCAAACGCCCAACCAATAATAGGTGAGTGTAGATAGTTAGCTGCTAATTCTTGGAAATTCTGTGTAACAGGGTTTAAGAATACGTTATCACCAACAACATATCTTAATTCTTTAGGATCTGATAGATGAGCATATTCACCACCAAATTGGTTGTTATATCCAGTAAATACATATCCTCTTGCATCATCAAACTTATCCCCATTTGCTCCCAATTCATATTCTAGGTTTTTATTCCACTGGTAAACAGTAGGTGTAAAGGATGCTAATTGACCCACTGCTTCGAGTCTAACAGTTGTTAAACCTTGTGTATATCCAATTCCCTTATTGGTTATAGTTACACCTAATACACGACCTCTATCTTCTCCAACCGTGCCAATTGTTGCTTTAGCGATAGCACCGAAACCATCACCATTAATGATTATATTTGGTGCAGTTGTATAGGATTCACCAGAGTTAATAATAGCAATAGATACAATTCTACCATTAATAACGATTGGTTGTGCTAAAGCACCTTCACCAGAGTTAACCTTAACAGAAGGAAGTGAAGTATATCCATTACCAAAATTTGTTATATTTACACTAGAAATAGAACCACGGACATTAGCAGTTGCAGTTGCCCCTGTACCGTTACCACCAGTAATAGAAACTAGAGGTTGTGTTGTGTATCCTGTACCTGGTTGCTCAACTAAAATTCTTGTTACTCTACCGCCTGTAATAACTGCCTGTGCAGTAGCACCAGATCCACCGCCACCAACAATAGAAACTAGAGGTGACTCGGTATACCCAGTACCTTCAGTAGTCATATCAAACGATACTAGACTACCATTTACAATAACCTCAGCAGTAGCACCAGTACCGCCACCACCTGTAATTTCTACGTTAGGTTTAGCACCAGCATCATATGATTCTCCAACATTAGTAACAGTAATACTGGTAAGAGGACCATACTGAATAAATTCTCTTGACTTGTATGACCAGATAGAAACACCGTTAACCCAAGCACCAATTGGTGTTCCTGGATCTATAGTTTTTCTTTCAGATATAGTTTGGACTATTCTAGGGAATCTTAGTAATTTCCTTTGGTTACCTGGAATAAGTGCAGATCCAGTAAATGGACCTATTTTATAGTTTGGTAAACCAGATGCTGCAACATAAACATAATTGTCATTAAAGAAAGCATTCTGGATGTTTGTAGTAAACTCACTAACCACATTGTTAATGGATGTGATATCAGACTTACCTCTGTTTAAGTCAACAGATAAAAGTATGTTTCCTTGAGGTACTAAGTCAGTAGGAGTATTAATCTGATATGAGAAGGTAAACTGATCAATCCTTGATGTTACAGTGAATGTGCCGTTGTACACAACAGGGTTAGCACCATATATCGTAACCTGATCAGATACTAGTAGACCATGTGGGTTATTACAAACTACAGTAGCAGTCTGGTTATTAACACCACCAGGAGTGATAGTAGTAACCTGAATCAGTTTCTTAACGTTATACAACCAAGATTGTAGTCTTAACTCTTCAGCAGTAGATCCGAGGTTTGCAACCTTCAGTTTATCTCCAGCAATGTAGTAACTACCAGTATCGTTTAATACTGTGGTACCTGCTTCAGCAATACCAAGGATTCTTAGTTTACACTCAGTAGAAGTACCTTGGTTAACGTAAACAAAGATATCTGACTGGATTATAGTACCAGGATCCCAATCTTCGACGATTCCATTCTTAGACCTAGTACACTCTATGAACTGGTTTAGAGACTTCTCTTTATACTGGACTTGCTCTACATCATTGATTCTAATAGTACCATTCCTTTCAGGCCATCCAATAGTGGAGTCAACGGTTATAATCTGACCACTAGTGGTAAGAGGCTCAACAAGACGGGTTTTGTAAGGTATAATAAAGTTACCAGTTAGAGTTTCTTCTGATATTGCTAATTCATAGATTGTATCAGTACCCTCAATAATAGTAATAACGTTTTCAATCAATGCAGATGCATTAGTAACGCTAGAATCTACATCATCAGCATATTGGTTAACTTGAGAGTCTATTAAATTTGCTGGATCACCTTCTATCAATTCTGCTCTAAGAATCGTATCTACAACCCAAGTAGCATGAGATGGGCTGATGATTTCGTCTTTTGGATAGTAAAGAGAAACATTTTCACCAAATAAAATCTTAAAGAGATATTGTGTTGCTAACTCTGTACCCTTTGAGATATAGAAGTCACTAATATTCTTAATTACCTGTACTGGATTAACTTTGGAAAAATCAATATCCAAAGTGGGTAAATACTGCCTTCTAAACTTATCAAAGACTTCTTTAATGAATAAAGAGTCAAGGTTAGTTACAGCAGCACCAGAATGGTGATTTGTTTGCCTTAATGCTGCTTCTCCAGCATATATCTCATTATGGAGGTTATCATACCCAACTGCTCCAGAAACGCCTCTGGCGCATCCCAGAAAGGCACTAGGAGAGTATCCTGCACCATCCTCTAAAATATCAAATCCAGTAACTTGGTCAAACCCAACATCCACTGATGATCTTGCTGCTTTTGGTTCTGCGATGTATATTTTAGGAGGTTCTGTCTCAGAGTAACCAGATCCAAAATCAGTAATATTAATATCGGTAATTTCACCGTTAAAGATAGTAGCGGCTGCTTTAGCACCAATACCACCTATAGGTTCTCCATATCCATCTTTTCTATCATCTACAATATAAACAGAAGGTGCATCAGTATATCCTTGTCCACCAGTCAACATTTCAATATTTGTGACTGATCCAGATGCTACAGTAACGTCTAATATCTGAGCACCAACTGGATCAATAATTTTTACCCTAGGAGGTGTTACATAACCTCTACCACGGTTAACAATCTGAATTTCATATACTTGACCATCTTGATTAATTCTTGATATAGCTTGAGCATTGATACCACCAATAGGTGCTTCATCGATGTAAACTACAGGTGGATTACTATATCCAGTACCCATTTCATTAACAACAATGCTTCCTATGTTAACTCTACCTTCAGAGTCAATAGTAGGAGTACCAATATCTGCACCAGAAGGATTCTTGAATGATATTGCAGGAATAAAGTCATAACCACTACCACTGTCAGTAATAGTGATAGAATCTATCATTCCAGTCGTATCATCGACTGTAAGACTTAATTTAGCAGATGTGCCATTAGAATTGCCAGGTGCAGCAACAATAGGGATTGGTGGGTTATATGAAGTGTAACCCTGACCACCATCGATTAAATTGATATCTTTAATACCACCAATTAAAGATCTAGCAGTAGAATTCTTACCAGAGGTGCTAGTAATAGTAACTTTAGGTGCAAAATCTAATCTATACTTAGATCCACCAGATTTAGTAATTAAACTGGTAATTGTGCCAGTATCAGATACCTTAGCAATTGCTGAGGCTCCTGAACCGTAACTAGGAGGAATATATTCAACAGAACGAATATGGATATCATCAGCAGCTCCGATTTCATTTTTAAAGACAATTGTGTCTTCAAAAACTGTAAAATCCTCATATGGGATTTGTAAACGACCATTTTTGTTAATTATAAGTCCAACTTCCGAAGTTGGAGTATATGAAACTCCAGAAATCCTTAATGGGTAGATTTTAGTGTTTTGCCATTCTTGATAAGGTATAGCATCAGCAGTTTTAATAGTTTGGTCTGAATATCCAACCAAATATGTAATTTCAGTAAATTCTGAGTCGTCAGATCCAACTTGGTCTCTAGGTGCATCTGTAAAACGAATATTTTGACCTTCTACAAAATAATCGACTCCTGGCACCTTCATATTATTGTAAGTTACCACAATAAGGTGATCTGCTGAGGTTGGAGCTACTGGAGTACCTAAAAAACTTAATGGGAAGTTTTTAAGAGTCCCATCGAAGAGATTAAAGGGATTTTCTAGTTGTTGTTTCTTCTTATTGAATTGTGGGTAAGAGAGCCCAGGAGTAATAATAACATCAGGACCACGAGTAACAGATTCATAGTAAATTACCTCATTATCAATCATTATGGAGCCATCTTGCTCCTTAAATCCATTTATGCTCTCAATTTCAATCTTCTTATCGTACACACCGATATCCTTGAGCAATTCAGTTGCACTTGCAAGTTGCTCAGAGGTATAACTGTCCAGATCAAGATATCTCAGTAAATTATTGAGTATATCGTATGGTCTACCTGTCTTTTCCTGAGATTTATAGTATTCAAACAAGAAGTTGACTAATTGTCTATCTTCTTGACGAATGAACTCGGGTAACTGATTCTCGACTCTATCAGAGACGTTGATATTCTTTGTAATCGGCATCTATCTTAGAAACAGGATTCGCTGACTGGATATGTGAAACTATCCGTTGGATAATCAATGATATTTATACCACCTATGTCACCGAAGTTATAACCACTAAAGTTATTCGGATCGAAGGCTGGAATTGAAGTATTATTGATTGTATAGTCAATTGGATTGACTGTTGGGTTGAAAATTGTTGGATCCACACCTGGTGGGACGCTAATTGATCCACCGCCAGGTAATACTTGTACTGGGAGTCTTGTAGTGTCATCTGGAGTGCCCTGAATTGCTACAGGACCAACGCAAACTTGACCAGTGCTATAATCGACACTTCCTACTGATGCATTAAGTGTTAATTCGGTCTCATCTCTTACAGTAACGAGAATTAGGTTACCCTCACCATCATCTCTTATATTTACTGGCACTAAAACCTGATTTGCAACATTTGTTGATATTCCAGGAGTTGATATAACAGCAGAAGTAGCACCATCAGTCAAAGTTAGGTTTACAAGGTCTTCAGTGTAACCAGTAGCATAAAATGTACCAGATTTAACTACAGAGAAGTTTGGTTTACACTTACTTCCAGATCCGTCATCATCACCATCACCATTATTGCTGTCACCACCTTTCGGAGTGCCAGAATAGTTAGATGGATCATAAAGTGGGTTACCAAAATCTAAACATTGGGTAAATACACTTCCAAATTCAAATTTATCTAAATTTTGACCCAAAGTCATTTGAGTGACATTACCAGAAATGGAATTATCACTGTTATCAATCATTGCGCCAAATTTAGACCCATCAATACGTCCATTAAACCTATTTGTTTGACCTGCCTTGTTATAATCATCAATTCCTTGTAAAATTTTAGTACCAAGTTGAGATCCAGTTAATGAAGTATCATTTCCATTGAAATAAACGTAAGATTTAGGAATAACATAGAAACTTGTTGGGTCAATGATAACTGGCTCGATAGAAGCAACAGAATACTTTAACAAATCCTTCTTAATCTTATTTTTTGTTGTCTCATTAAGTTTATTTCCTGTTTTCGGTCTAATTGCAACGTAAACTTTACCATAAACAGGTGGAGTTAGTTTCTCACCACCAAAAGCAGTCACAGAAGCTGCTTGAGGATAGATTTCAGAGACAATATGCTCAAAATCATTCTCAGTTACTGCTCTATTCTGTGTTGCATACGCTCTGGGTGCTCTAAACTTAACTGAGAGTGATGTCTCACGATCTTCACCGTCCTGAGCAGCGTCTTTAGTGGTTAATGTAATAGAATTTGGTGAAATAACTCTTGCATCACTGTCTATTACGTTACCAATGAAGTCAAAACCCTTTGCACCGTTAGCTTCTACTCCATCTGTAGAGACATATGTTGTTCTGATGTATTCTCCATCAATTAATCTACGTCCAATTGATCCATCTCCGAAAATAATGCGATATCGCATGTCATCAGTCTCTTCTAAGTAGTAAATTCTACTAGTAGAGTCCGCATTTGTAACATTTTTTGCAATACTATAAGTATCAGTCTCTGAAGATTGTGCAGTTGGCGAAATATCTACAGTTAAAAGTGCAGTATCTACATTTTCATCAGGAATAATGTACTCTTGCTTCTTAGTATAGTCAACTGTGAAGTTATAACTGAGTAAATTACCTTGATATACAAGCACATTATCAAAAGTTGCCCTACCAGTAGCGGAATCTACTGGGACTTGAATGTCTTGGGTAAGCGCAAAGGTGTAACTATCGAAATCATTATCCGCAACAAAGACATCACCCTTCTTTAAAGTCGCATATTCTGGATAAGTAGTGCCATTTAGACCGATTGATGCCTGTGCAATCATTTTTACACACGCTCTAGGTGCTTTTATTGACCGTGGAGTGTAATTTAACTGCTTTGCAATGCGGACAATGTTATCTCTAACCGTAGATGTCTCTAGAAATGCCTCATTCAACGCCATATTAGCGTTGAAAGCAGTGTAATAAGTGTTATATGCTAAAATATCGATCAAATATGACGCAGAGCTTCCCTCAAAATCATAATCTGTAAACTCTTTTCGAGTACGTAAGTACGATTTAATAGATTCTTTGATCTCAAAGAAGTCTAACGACGTTAATTGTGATGGAATTGCTGACATTTTATGCTTTCTCTAGAAGAAAATCGACATTTTGGACTTCCGATTCACCTACTATGTTATAATTTATAGCAACTTGGACAGAATTTATTTCGGAATCATCACGAAGTCTGACACTAGTTACCTTTATCCTAGGTTCGAGTCTCGATAAACAGTTCATAATCTCACTTCTCATAGCATCCACACTAAATGGATCCCATTGTTCAAATAAAAGCATCTTAACCCTAGATCCAATCTCATCTTGAAATGGTCTTTCTCCGAACATAGTTAAGATGAGGTTACGAACAGACTGCTTTATAGCATTCTCATTCTTAACCACACCAAAATCACCAGTATTAGGATTATCTTTAAAGGAAATTGCTAAATCCTTGAATCCTCTACTAACATATTTCTCAGATCTGAACCTATAAGAGGGCATTCTTACCTACTTTAAAGATATTTATCACTATATCTTTTATTTATAGGGTTTCTGGACTATTTTCCTTGACCCCTATACTTCTTTTTCGCTGCATTACGTGAAGTTGGCGAAATTTTAGTGTTTTTGCCGTTACCTTGCCTTGTTTTCTTCGATGGTGGAGCAACACAATCTCCATTTGTACCGTATAATGCCATTTTTG